CACAATATAATATACTTTCAAAAACACGATTTATTACAAAATTTTTGAATTAGGAGAAAAAATGAAAAATTCAGTCCATGCTCAAGTTGTGACAAAAGCATCAGAAGAACTTCAAAAGGCTGTAGCCAAGGAGATTGATTTAAAAGATGACGATGAACTATTCGACAGAATCTGTGATGGAGACCGTGGAAAGAGTACTGACAAAGATAGCAAAGATTAACACGTTTCCAGGATATGACGAGGACGATATAAAACAAGAGGGCAGAATTATAGCTATGGCTGTTTTGGATAAATACACAGAAGATAGAGGTACGCTTGAAAATTACCTATATATTTCTGTAATCAGAAGATTAAGAAATCTAAAATCTGCTAAGTACTATAATAAAAGGATGGAGGGTGGAATTAATGAAGTAAAAAGAAAGATTGTTTCTCCTGAATTGGCTGGGCCAGATACTAAAAGTTATGAGCACGATTTTGACGCAGTAGATATACAAGAAATAAAAGATCTAATGCTAAAATATTTACCGACCCCTATGAGAAAAGACTACTACAAAATTCTTGAAGGTGTATATGTTAAATATAATCGTAAAGAAATAGTAATGGCCGAAGTACAAAGAATATACGATCTTATTATGTCGGATCGAGTAGAAGAATTAGAAAGAGAACTATGGGAAAGTACAAAACTGGACGGCTATCAATAGAAGAACAGTTATATATAGAACAGAATAGACAAGATATGTCTCCTCAGCAGATATCTGAAAATATAAGTAGGAAACTAGAGACAATTCTTGTGCATCTTAAAAAGATACCCGATAAGAAAATAAGAAATAATTTTGACACCATTAAGGAAAAACCTTTTTGGTCTACTATAGAACAGCAGTTCAGCGAAGAAGAGTTAGCAAAATTTCAGCACGAGTATAATGGATTCGTTGTGCAGTTTCAGGGCGAACTATTACATTCAGAAGAAATACAAACAATTGATGCTATTAAAGTCGGTATTCTAGCGGACAGGATATTAATAGAGTCCAGAAATATAGATAAAGAAAATCAAGATAGACAAGAACAGCTGTTTAAGGAAAAGAATAAACCAAACAAAAATATGGAAAAAATAGACATACTAGAGATGGAGCTTGCAGCGTCTAGAACATTAGTAGATAACTTAGTTAAAAAATACGACGATCTTCTTCAGTCCAAATCTAAAGCTTTTGAAAAGCTAAAAGCAACCAGAGGACAAAGACAAAACGTGTCCAATGCAGGCTTTAAGACAAACTTCAGAGACTGGATGAGAAGACTTATAGACGATCCCAATTTCAGACGCGAGGTTGGAGTATATATGGAGAAGACGAGATTAGCTTGTGAAAAACAATATGAGAAATGGACTAAGCCACACAAATATGCAGATGGAAATGTAGATATACCGGTCTTGGATTATAGGAGTTCATATGAAACCGATGGTAATGACGGGGAAACCAAAGAGGAACCAAATGAATAAAATTGCTTGTGTTACTGGTATTACGGGGATGGATGGTGCTAATTTAGCCAAGGTACTTTTAGAAGATGGATACAGAGTAATAGGAATTAAACGAAGATCGTCTGTAGATAATTTGTGGCGACTCAAGGTTTTAAATATTCTTGATAAAATTGAATTAGTAGAAGGCGATATTACTGATACGTTTTCTCTATATAAGATATGGGATAAATATGGGCCAGATTTTGTTTATAATCTCGCTGCACAGTCACACGTTGGAACATCGTTTTCTCAACCTAAATTAACATTCGATATTACTTGTCAAGGAGCTATTAATATAGCTGACACGTTCTTTGATGTTAATTCAAAAGGAAGAATGTATCAAGCTTCTTCATCAGAGTGTTTTGGTAGTAATTTTGTTATTACAGACGGTATCAAGGTTCAGGACGAGACAACCAAGATGGACGGAAACAGTCCATATGGTATAGCAAAAACAGCAGCACATAATTATATGAGGGTTCTTAGAGAAGGACATGGAAGATTTATATCTTGTGGCATTTTATTTAATCATACCGGAGAACTCAGAGGATCTAACTTTCTAGAACGAAAAGTAACAAAGTGGATCGGAGACGCGAACGCGTACCAAATTGAAAATAAAGACAGATATCCTAAATTAAAACTTGGAGATTTATCAACCTATAGAGATATGGGTTATAGTCTTGATTATGTTGTAGCAATGAAGATGATGTTAGAAGACAGTACTCCAGACGACTATGTAGTTTGTACAGGGGTATCATACATGATAGAAGATATAGTCAGAATGGCATTTGAGCATGTCGGACTCGATTGGAAAGAATTTGTTGAAATAGATAGTAACCTTATTAGACCAAGAGAAGTTGAATATCTTAGAGGAAACAACGCCAAGATTGTTAAAAAGTTAGGATGGACCCCTACTCTTGCAACTAAAGGGATTATTAATAGAATGGTAGATGCAGATATACTATGGTCTCTTGGTTGTAAAAATTATGGCTAAGAAAAAATATGTCAGAAAAATTTCACGTTACGAAAGTAAAAACTATAGTAATGTTAAAAAACGTGTAAGAAAACGTGATAATTTTACGTGTCAAATGTGTGGCCGAAAACTTCATCCAACACAAACTAAAATTCATCATATTCAAACATATGCAGATAATCCAAGATTAAGAGAGTGCGAGAAAAATCTTATTTGTTTAGATAGAGAATGTCACGATAAAATAAAAGGTAAAGAGCAGTATTATATCCAATACTTTATGAGAAAAGTCCGAGAGAAATATGAAGATAATTCAGGACACTAGAGAACAGAAACCGTGGCATTTTGAGTTTTATGGGGCGGAACAGATATCTCAAAAACTAGATACGGGTGATTACTCATTTATTGGTGGGGAACAGTTTTTAGTAATAGACAGAAAAGCAGATGTATTAGAATTATATCATAATTTTTTTACAGACGATTATAAAAGGTTTAAAAAAGAATTGTTAAGGATGGGATCTATTTTAGAAAAATATATTATTTGTGAATTTCCTATTCAAGATATTGTTGATTTCCCGTCTTCAGCAAGAGTTAAGAAAAATTTTAAATTTGGATCAAATGATCTATTGTATAGAGTAGATTATACGACCAATAAATATGGTGTTAATTTTCTATTTTGTAACAATGTAGCAGAAGCCGAAAAACAAGCTTTTGATATAATAAAGAGATGCTATGAAGAACATTAAATACGCTACAATTGCAGAAAAAGAGTTAATTGAAAACGCTTGGCTAGATATTGATATACCAGATAGTTATATTATCAATCCTATCAAAGATATACCGGAAGCTTTTAAAAGCGAACCTGAAGTGTTTTTTATTTACATGATGTCTAGGCCGGAATATATTGGTGCATTTTGTAAGTATATAATGAATATAACTCTATATCCTCACCAGTGTCTAGTATTAAGAGAATTATGGACTCATAGATTCCCTATGTTAATAGCTGCACGTGGATTTTCAAAGTGTGTACGTGACGCTTTAATTATAACAAACAACGGGACATGTAAGATAGAAGATCTTATACCCGAAGATTTTCCTGCGATGGAAAAATATTATCTAGACGATTGTTATATCTATGGAGAAAATGGATTTAATAAGGCAGAGTACGTTTGGAAAAACACCCCATCAAAGACGATCAAGATCGCGACATATATGGGATATGAATTAGAGGGAACAGAAAATCACCCAATTAGAGTTGTTAGAGAAGGTAAACTTGAATGGGTAAATATGGAAGACTTAAAAATAGATGATATTGTTCCTATCGACAGAACAGAATGTTGGCCAGAAAACACTAATGATATTCCAGAAGATATAGGTTATTGGATGGGGGCGTTGGTTGGAGACGGTGGATATACTCAACGTGGACATATTAGTTTTACAAATCAGGACCAAAATGTAGTTGAACAAGTATCTGATATATTTTTGAAACTTTATGGTAAACCTCTAAAAAAACTAAACTATCCAGATAAAGATTATCAATATTTAATCTGTGGCGTAAAAATATGGGATGATTTATTTCAAAAATATGGCTTTAATTCTCCAGTTTGTGGAGAAAAAGATATTCCGTCAAGTATTTGGTCTGCATCAAAGAAAACAGCTGCAGCATTTTTAAGAGGATTATTTGATACTGACGGGTGCGTAACAAAACCGGGAACAGTAGTTGAATTGTCTTGTAAATCTCCCAATATGGCAAAGAGTGTACAACAACTACTATTGAGATTTGGTATACAGTCCAAAAAAGTTAAACAGTTAAATAAAAAATATAATAAGTACTATTATAAAGTACAAATGTCTAGTAACAATTTATTAAAATTCAGAGAACACATCGGTTTTACTATACAGTACAAAAAAGATAGACTAGATTTGGGATGCAATAAAACCAAAAATCCTAATTTTGACTTAATCCCTCGATCTATGTGTATGGATCTTATATTGTCTTTATCGAAAAAATTCAAGGATGATAAGATAACTAAAAGTCTTTTGTTTAGAAAGTATTCCAATCCACATAGACTAAGAACTTATGAGATCTCTTATAATACTTTATCTAAAATATTAGATAATTCTAATATATATAGTGATACAGATGAATGGAAAAACCTTCAACAAATTAATGATAAAAATTATTTTTACGACACAATCAAATCAATAGATCACGGATTTAACGATACTTATGATGTATATATCCCAAATGATCATTCATTTTTAAGTAACGGTTTTATATCTCACAATAGCTACTTGCTGGGTTTATATGGATTATTGCGTATTGTTTTTATGCCTGGTAGAAAAGTTATTGCTTGTGGAGCAGGGTTTAGACAGTCAAAAATTATATTCGAGTATGCAGAAAAATTCTGGAAAAATGCACCTATTTTACGCGACATGATTAATGACCCACATGCAGAACCAATACACGGAAATGACATGTGGAGGTTCAATATTAATGATGGCCATCTAATAGCTCTTCCTGTAGGAACAGGAGAAAAAATCAGAGGACAAAGAGCACACGATCTTTTAATAGACGAAATGAAATCAATTAATGTTCAAATATTTGAAGAAGTTCTTGGTCCATTCGCATCAGTCCCATCAGATCCAGTACATATTGCACAGAGAAAAGCTTCTCAAGAAAAAAGCAACAAGAATTAGGGTATTTTCTTGGAGAAGACGAAAACATATTTGCTCCTAACCAGATTATTATTTCTTGGAACAGCTTACTATTATCATAATCACTTCGCTAAATACTGGGAGAAATGGAAAACATTAATTCGATTTGATGGTAATAGAGAGGACGCTCTAGAATTATTTGGAGAAAACATGAATGTCGATCACTTCTCCAATCGAGACTATTCTGTTATACGAATTCCATATGGATTAATTCCAGCAGGTTTTATAGACGATGTTCAAGTAGCTAGAACCAAAGCCACAATTGATAACGGTCTATACATGAATGAGTACGAATCGGTATTTACTACAGATTCAAATGGATTCTTTAAGCAGTCACTGATACAGTCTTGTGTGGTTTCAGAGAAAGACGATGACTTTTTTGAAGCTAGACTAATGGGAAACTCAAAATTAGAATATGTTATGGGTATAGATCCTGCGTCAGAAAATGATAATTTTTCCATTATTATTCTTGAGTTAGAGAATGATATTAAGAGAGTGGTATACGTCTGGACAACAAATAAGAAATTACACAGACAGGCTCTTGAGGCCAAATTGATTAGAGAAAACGATTACTATAGCTATATTAATCGTAAAGTTCGCGACCTGATGAATAGATTTAATATTCAACGTATTTTAATAGACTCTCAGGGTGGTGGATACGCTGTAGCAGAAGCTCTTAGAAATAAGGATTCATTAAATACCGGAGAACAAGTAATATTAGAAGTTATTGATCCGGATCCAAAAGTCAAGAAACCGTCAGATTTAGAAGAAGGATATCATATTATAGAATTTGTTCAGTTTTCTTCACAAAGCTGGACATCGGAAGCTAATCATTCACTGAGAAAAGATCTAGAAGACAGAAAACTATTGTTTCCCGCTTTTGATGCGTTGACTCTAGCTTTGGCGATGGAACAAGCTTCGATGGGTATTGTTGCTTATGATACAATGGAAAATTGCATTGAAGAAATCGAAATGTTGAAGGACGAACTTTGTACGATAACAATGAGTCTTACTACAAACAATAGAGAAAAATTCTCAGTTCCTGATGAAATTATTGAGGGCAAAAAAGTCAAACAGAAAAAAGACAGATATTCTGCTCTTTTAATGGCAAATATGGGAGCAAGAATTCTTCAAGCAGATGCTCAACCATCTCCACCAAGTTATCTTGGAGGATTTGCTTCTATAGGGAAAGTCCAAAAAGGACCATTGTATGTTGGAAATGCAGATTTTTCAAAGGCGGCAGAACTAGCATACTCTGCATATGATTGAACTGTTTTTTGAATAAAAACTGTATTTATATTGTATTGTTTTTTAAAACAGTTGGACTGATAGGATAACTAATGAACTCAGAGAATTTTCAAGAACATCAAGATTATATAAAGAACTACGGCTCAATCTGTGAAGAGTTTGGGGCAACCTCGTCTAATAATCAAACTATAGGGCGTAATTTTAATTATGCTTCTGCTGGTGAAACGTTTTTAAATCACGACACAAATCAGCATGTTAGAAGCGAATATTCAAAAGAGGATTATTATCGTTTTCGTCGCTCGGAGAGAATGTATAAAAATCCAAAAGCTATTATTCGTGCATGTGATAATGCAAACAAGAATGTTGGTATAGTTAATAACACTATAAACCTAATGTGTGATTTTGCATCCAAAGGAATACAAATTGTACATAAAAACAAGAAAGTGCAAAAATTCCTCAGAGAATGGTTTAAGTTTGTTAATGGAAATCATGTTACAGATAGAATTTTAAGTAATTTTTATGGGCGTGGGAATTCTATTATAGAACGCTTTGATGGTAAGATTACCCAAAAAGCTATAAGAAAATGGCAAGCAACGGCTTTTCTCGATGCACAACCAAGACGTAACGAAATTCCTCGCGGGTATATTATACACAACATTCAGAATATTGAAAAATTTGGTACAGCTGTAGTTACAGAAAAACCGGATTTCTATTTAAGAATTACTGAAGATGTGATTAGTGATATTGCTTATTTCAAAAAGCAAAAAATTCAAGTTAAATATAATGCCAAGTCTGGTGAACTGGTTAAACTAGACGGGGATAAAATTTACGATTATTATTACAAAAAAGATGACTGGGAGAAATGGGGTATGCCCATGACTTTCCCTATTCTTAATGAATTAATCATGTTAGACAAAGTAGAACTAGCAGACATGTCTGCTTTAGACGGTGCTATTTCTAACGTGAGACTTTGGACTCTGGGTGATTTTGAACACAGAGTTTATCCGTCACGAGAAGGTATTAATAAATTAAGAAATATTCTGGCTAGGAATGTTGGTGGAGGTGTTATAGATTTAGTCTGGGGACCAGAACTAAAATTCATAGAGAGTAATACTCAAATTCACCATTTCTTAGGTAAGGAAAAATACGAAGCAATTCTTACTCTAATTTATGCCGGGCTTGGTATTCCTTCAACTATGACAGGCACATCAACAACTTCCGGAACAACAAGTAATTCTATTTCTATGAAAACCCTTGTTGAAAGATTACAATACGGAAGAAATATTGTGATTGATTTCTGGGAAAAACAGTTAAATATCGTTATGAGTGCAATGAACTTCTTAGGAAAAGCTAGAGTAACATTCACTTATAATGTTCTTTCTGATGAAGCAGCCGAGAAAAAACTATTAATGGATCTGATGGATAGAGACATTGTTTCGTCCGAAACAGTAAGAGATATTTGGGGCTTTGATCCGGAAATTGAACAGTTTAAAGTAAACAGGGAAGTAAGACGTAGAGGAAAAACTGATCCATACAAAGCGAGTCCATATCATAATCCTCAAATTGATCATGAACTTAGAAAACTATTTGTTCAAAGCGGTGCGTTTGCTCCTAGTGAATTTGGTATCGAACTTGATCCAAAAACAGGAGAACCTCCAGAAGAAATTAAATCTAAATTCTCTAATAAAACCGAGAAAATGCCTCAATCTCCCGGTCGCCCGAAAAACAGTAGAGACGTAATGCCTCGTAATCGTAAGGCAAAATCTACTATTGAAGATATTATGAAATATGGTGAAAGGTATTCAAAGGTTTCTCCGGAATTAAATACTGTATATTTAAATTCTCTTGGTAAGTCCAATATGCGGGAATTAACTAAGAAGGAATATCTAGATCTGGAAAGAATGAAATTTGATATTCTATGCCTATCAAAAGCCGACAATCTAACAGAAGAGTCTATAATATCTGTATTTAATATAGAAAATAAAACCGAGGCAAGAAATATTGCTACACAATTTATAGACGATTTTCAAAAAGAATATAAAAAACTACCAACAATTGAGCAAGTTAAACAAATCTATTTAATTTCACTTGCTTTAGGAGAACAAGATGTTTAAATTGATGGCGTTACTATCAGTTTTAGGTATCCCTGGTATTTTCTGGGGAGTAAAAAGTCTTCCAAAAGAAGATGTCAAACCTATTGTACAAAAACTTGATATACCAGAAGGGTACGTGATGGTTAAAAAACTTCCGTTGCCTGCACCTGCTGTGGTACACCCAAACAAACAAGATCCAACAGCGTTAGCTATTAAGTCCATTGACGAAAATCAGGTTAAGATTTTAGAATTACTTGTGTCTATAGATCGTAGAGTTGTAAAACTAGAGTCTGTGGAAAACAAGGTTAATGTAGCAGAAGTAGAACATAGTGCAGAATCACAGGTTGTTGAAAATCCCGGAACAAGAATTGTTATTGAGCCGCAAACTGGTATTCCTGTGGCTACAAGAACGGAATGGATTGTTCGACAGTTTGGTAATGCCAAGGTTTGGGAAGTAGTAAGAAAAGATGGTAAAATGCGACCAGTAGATGTTATTTATCAAGGTAATCAGTCTGTCCCACAAACTCCTTCAGCCCCAGTGAGTAATTCAAATGCCAGTAATTAATATAACTATAAATACAGAAGAAAATAGTGTCTCGGTCTCTAAAGACGGAGAGAGTCTTGTAGACAGTCCTGACTATATTGCTATTTATAAAGACTGTTGTTACGGAGATGATATTCCAAAATATAGCGTGTCAATTGAAAAATCTGAAAAACGTAATGGTATTAGAAAAACAGAAATTATATACGCTAATAAAAAAGACGAAAATAGAAAAAACGATGTCATCGGGTTCTTAAAATCCTCGCTGTAATACCAAATTAGACAATTTTTTCAAAAATTATTGTATTTATGATAGGGAATGTGATGAAATTATTTGAACAAGAAAAGATAGACGGACTATCTGACATTATAACTAATGCTTCAATTGCATTCCAAGTTATTCCTAAACCAACATCAAGACTATTTGAAAACGATATACAAAAGGTCATCGCCCAGGCGAATCCTGATCAATTCGATCTATATTATATGGATTCTATTTTAGCAAGTGTTGGATGGAACGGTAACGATGATATCTTTGATCGCGAGGAAACCTGGGCAGCTAGGAATACTCCAGTTGATAAACTAGTCAACTATATGCATGATGAAAAAGATATTATCGGCCACATGACTTCTTCTTTCGTACTTGTTGAAGACGATTTATATAACGAAGACGAATGTCCAGAGTTTTTCGATATTGGGGTCCAATCTGTTTTATATAAACACTGGAATGATGCCGAAAAACAAGAATTTATGGACAACCTTATTTCGGAAATAGAAGAGGGGAAATGGGCTGTTTCAATGGAATGCTTGTTTAGAGATTTTGATTATGGTCTTATTACCCCAACAGGGGAACAACTAATAGTCAAGCGTGAAGAGTCCACCGCGTTCTTAACTAAACATTTAAGAGTATATGGTGGTGCTGGTGAATTCAAGGGTCATAAACTTGGACGCTTGTTAAGAAATTATACTTTTTCTGGCAAAGGAATAGTAGACACTCCAGCAAATAAAAGAAGTTTAGTCCTTAACACACTAAAATTTTTAGGTACAAAAGCAAAATGGGAGAATACAATGGCTGATGAAGTCACTACTCAGCTTACTCGACTAGAGAGTGAACTGGAAAAGATTAAGGCCGAAAAAGTTGTGCTAGAAAATAAACTGGCCGACATGAATAAACAAGAATACGAAGAAACCATCGCTTCTTTAACAGAAGTTAAAGGTGGACTCGAAACCGAACTCAAGGATACAAAATCTAAACTTCAGGAAGCTGAAGCCAAAGTTGCTGCCCTTGAAGATTTTAAAGCTAAATCGAATGAACAAGTTGCGTCTGTTACATCCGAACTAGAAAAGACAAAATCGGATCTACTTGAACTACAAACACAGATTGAGAATATCGAAAAGTCTAAGGTTACTACTGCACGTGTTTCTACTCTGGTAGAGGCTGGTGTAGAAAAGACAAAAGCAGAAGAGCTTGTTGGTAAATTTGATGGCATGTCAGACGAAACATTTACTGAAATAGTTAGTCTTTATGCTTCTATTCCGACAACCAGAACTCCAGAGGAAACTATTGTTCCCGAAGATGTTGAAACTTCCTCAGCTTCTGTTGTAACTGGTGAAGACACAGGATATGAACAGTCTCGTGCCGCTATTTCAAGCTTTCTGATTGATTCACTAAAGAAAAAGGGGAAATAAATAATGGCTTTACGACCTGATAACGATGTACGAGCCGATGATATCAGCTTTTACTGCAATGATACCAGTAGCACACGTGGTGGTGTGGCAGTTTTAAGCACCGGTGCGTCCGGTGTTGCTCTAGACAATGGTAGTGCTGTAGTTACTTATGCTACCGACCCGTCCGGAAAAGTTCCAATGGGTATTCTGATGCAGGATATGGTTAATTACGATCTAACAACTCGTGAACCTAACTATTTTAAAGATGAAGTTCAAACTGGTGGTAAAGTTCGACTTGCTACACAGGGCTGGGTAGTTACAGATAAGATTTATCCTGGTGTAACCCCCGCTGCTGGTGATAATGCGTATGTAACAACCAGTGGTCTTTTCATCAACTCCGTAACAAGTAATCGACATCCTCTCGTTGGTCAGTTCCTTTCGTCCAAGGACGAAGACGGCTACGCGAAGGTCCGATTCAGCCTACCATAACAAATAGGAGCAATATATAATGAGTGATCCGATTAAGGGGAAAGAAGATTTCCTCGCACTATTAAGAGCTACTGCCGCTAAAGATCCGCGTGCGGCTGAAGCTGCTAAATATGAGATGGCTGCTGCTATTGCAGGAGTTATTCGCGAAGGTATCGTTTCTGGCGATATCGTTCGTGGTCTTTATCAGGTAGATGATAGTGGCGGTGACGCCAAATACCAGATTGATCTTCTTGTTCCTGGAACAGAACATCTTCATCGTGGTTACACTATCCCATCTACCGGTAGAATTCCTAATCGTCACGTTGAAGGAGATTTCTTCTACATTCCGGTGTTTAAGATTGGTTCTTCAATTGACTGGAATCTTGACTTTGCGAAAGATGCAAACTGGATGATGGTGCAGCGTGCCCTTACTATCCTGAAAGCTTCTTTTGACAAGAAAATCAATGACGACGGTTGGCACACAATCCTTGCGGCTGGTGCAGATCGTAACATCATGGTTTACGATGCCGATGCAAACGCTGGTCAGTTCACTAAGAGATTAATTTCTCTAATGAAGACTACTTTTGCTCGTAACGCTGGTGGAAATAGCTCTTCTGTTGGGCAGAAAATGCTGACAGATGTTGCTCTTTCTCTCGAAGGTCAAGAAGATATTCGTAACTGGGGTATTGATCAGATTTCTGAATCTACTCGTACTGATATCTATAACGCTTCTGACAATTCCGATGTTCTTCTGCGGGTGTTTGGTGTAAATCTTCATCCTCTGTACGAACTCGGCGAAAATCAGGAATATCAGAACTTCTTCACTTCACAGCTTGCTGGTTCTCTGCAGGGTTCCGATCTTGAACTGGTAGTTGGTATGGATACTCGTCCAGCGTCAAACACCTTCATTATGCCAATTCGCGATGAAGTTGAGATCTTCCCAGATCTGACAATGCATCGTGCAGGCATGGAAGGTTACTATGGCACAGCGAGACTAGGTTTTGGTATTTGTGATTCTAGAGACGTTATACTCTCTAGTTTCTAAAGTTTTGATTTGACAATTTTATAAAACCCGGTTATTTACCGTAAGTAATACGGGGCAGGATTATCTTGCCCCGTTTTTTTATAGTATCAGATAATAGATTTAAGTATCAACATGACAAATATTTGTAACTCGGGAGTTGATATGGAGACTTATCAAGTTTCAAAGTGGGGATTTTGGGGAATCACTACAATTGCGGGTGGAATGATTACCGGATTCGTTTTATGGGCTAATAGTATGAACGCGTCTGTCGTTCTTTTAAAACAAGAGATGGCAGCTGCGAATGTAAAAATAGATATAATGATGGGACAACTTAATAATAATTTGAAAGCAACCCAAGAAGTTATATCATTAAGAGCCGACATAGACTCTCTAAGAAAACAAATAGAAGTAAACTCGATGAATTGTCGAGAAATGGATAGAAGACTTATTAAACTGGAAAAGTAAATGAAATATTATCTGGGGCCACCAAAATGGTATACTGAAGACATCTCGTTTTATGGTCCACCAGAGGGGACAAAAGGATGGATTGATTTGCGTAATATACCAGATCAATCTGTCCCCAATATTATTGGTAATTGTGGATTCTTTGCGTCTGATGAAGATTTAGACAGTGACTATATCCTCTTAGGCACAGGAGATATAAGAGAAATTCACACCAATGGAAAGATAATAGATATATGGAAATCTATTACGGGATATAAACCTTCTGGAGATAAATTAGTAGATATCCTTTTTGATCATTTAACAAATGGTGCAGATCCGGACGGCGAAAATGCTTGCAAACCTCTTATGCCAACATCTAACTTGAATTTAGATATTCATCTGAATGAATTGGTTAAAAGAATAAAAGTTGATACCCATGATAAATATTGGAATAAAATAGTTAGCTGTGAACAAAAAGAATATAAAAAATTCAGAGAACAGTGTCTAAAAAATAATAGTAAAGATTATCTAAAGTTTTTAAAAAAACTAACTGAAAAATATAAAATTAAAGAAGACGATGCTGGTATCTTTATACCAAAGGGGATGCCAAAAGAAAAACCGACTCCTCATAATACAACAAAAACAGAATCGTGGCCGAGTGACGGGAATATAACTTCCGGACAAGATAATACATGGACAGTATTAGATCAGGCGTTTACGGTTGTATCTG